TAGTTATGATCCGCCTGCTGGTGTTGCTGTTGCAGCTAAGAGGGCTTTGAAGTGGATTAGTGAGGGTAAGGCAGGGCAAGGCTTTACTGATGTTGGTAGGCGTAGGGCTAGTCAGTTGGCTTCTGGTGTCGCTGTTTCTGCTGATGTCGTCAACCGGATGCTGAGCTACTTCGCGAGGCATGCCGTTGATCGCAAGGCGACTGGTTTCAACGCTGGTGAGGATGGTTTCCCTAGTGCGGGTCGTGTGGCGTGGGATGCGTGGGGTGGCGATGCAGGTCAGTCGTGGGTGAATGGTTTGAATAATCAGGTTGCTAGTGTTCGTGCTATTGAGGGTGCGATTGGTATTAGTGATTTTGATGACACGCTTTATGTTTCTGGTGGTTTGAATCAGCGGGTTTATGACTTTATTGATTCGCAGGATGTTGATTTGGTTGTGGTTACTGGTCGGCATGAGGCGGATCGTGAAGCGACTGTTGCCTTGTTGGATAAACTTGGTGTGGAGTATAAGGATTTGGTTATGCAACCTGATGGCATGCAGGATTCTGCAAGTTTTAAGGGTGAGGTTGCAAGCAAGTTTTTGGCTGATGGTTTGGATGTGATTTTTGTGGTTGAGAATAATGCTGAGGCTCGTAAGGCTTATCGTGATGCTGGTGTTGAGGCGGTTTATTCGCCTGACGATTTGCCTGCTACGGCTTCGGTTAGACAAATGGAGGATACAGGTATGGGTGAGGATATTCCACTGACTAAGGATGAGTTGTTGTCTAAGGTTGAGGAGTTGAAGTCTAGCGTTTTAGAGCTTGTTGGTGAGCTTGTTGAAACTGTATCTGATTTGAGTGATCTGGTTGAGAATGTTGTGCCTGAACCTGTGGTTGAGGATGTTGTTCCTCAGGTTGATTTAGAGGTTGATGCTGTGCGTTTTGTTGAGCCGGTGAAGGTTGCTGAACTGCATGAGCGGGGTGAGCGTGTTGAGCAGGGTATTGAGCGTAGAGAGTTGCATAACCTTGAGTTGCGTGTTGAGGGTGATGGTATGACTTTGCGTGGTTATGCTGCTGTTTTCAATAGTGCTAGTCAACCGTTGCCGTTTATTGAGCGTATTGAACCAGGTGCGTTTAGGGACAGTCTAAAGTCGCGTAATGATGTGAAGTTGTTGTGGAATCACGATACGAGTATTGTTTTAGGTTCGACTAGGGCTGGCACTTTGAAGTTGACTGAGGATGAGCGTGGTTTGCTTGTTGAGGCTAGTTTGCCTGACACGCAGGCTGGTCGTGATGCGGCTACTCTAATCAAGCGTGGCGATGTCACTGGTTTTAGTTTTGGTTTTAGGGTGCCTGTGGGTGGCGATGAGTGGCCTAATGCTGGTGAGCGTATTTTGAAGCGTATAAATGTGCATGAAGTTAGTGTTGGTGTGGCGTTTCCAGCGTATCTAGGCACTGAGGGCACTGCTACTGTTAGAAGTATGACTGAATTACCTGATCTGATTGCTAAGCTCGCTGAGTTGCGTGGCGTTTCTGCTGAGGAGTTGACTGAGGCTTTGCTTGCTTTGGAGGCTGGCCAGGAGTTGACTGAACGGCAGGGTGAGTTGTTGACTGATACTTTGTCTAAGGTTTTGACTAAGGATGAGCAAGTGAATAATGCTTCGGCGTTGCTTGATTTGAAAAAGAAGGAACTTGACTTGTTGATGAAGCGGGTCTAAACTGTGTTTTGAGTTTAGGTTTTTTCGTTTCCCCTAGACTCAACAAAAAAATGAGCTAATTCTTTTTTCCCCTGTCTCGCGGCAGGGGTTTTTGTTTTGTGTGTTTTGGCGTGTTATAGACTTTTATTGCAGTGTGCGTTTATCCCCTGCATTTGTTCTGAGTGTAACTCGACAAAAAATTCCCTTCCCTTATCTAGTCTTGAAAGGACTAAACCTATGAGCGACTTTATCGCTAAACAGGTCGAGGCGAAGCAGAAGGCTTGGCATGAAGCTAAGGCTATTCTTGACACAGTTGAGGCTCGCGGTGGCGAGTGGACTGGTGAGGAACAGGCTAAGTTTGATGCTCTTTCTGCTGACATTGACCGCCGTAATGAGGCAATTGAACTTGAAACTCGCGAGGCTAAGGTTGCCGAGCAGATTCAGGCTTCTGCAATCAATTTCAAGGATGCTACTGTTTCGGATAACGAGAGTGACATTCTGCGTAAGATGGCTGCTGGTGAACTTCGTGGACACACTTTCGAACAGCGTGTTATCACTGGATCATCAACTGGTGCGCCTGTTCCTACCTCGTTCTACAACGAGATTGTTAAGGTTGCTCGTCTAGTAAACCCACTGTTGGATTACGCTACTGTTCTAAACACCTCTGGTGGAGAGAACTTGCAGATTCCTTCACAGTCAGGTTTCTCGACTGCAACTATCGTTGGTCAGGGTTCAACTGTTGCTACTAGCGAACCTACTTTCAACGCTTTCGTTACTTTGGGTGCATACAAGTTTTCTGCGCTTGCACAGCTTTCGCGTGAACTTATTTTGGACTCAGGTGTTGACATTATTGGCTTCCTTGCAGGTCAGTTTGGTAACGCTTTCGGTAACGCGATTGGTGACAAGGTTGTCAACGGAACAGGAACAGTAGAGCCTACTGGTTTCCTAACCGCTGCTGCAACTGGTGTTACTGGTTCGACCGGTGTATCTGGTGCGTTTACTGCTGACAATGTGATCGACTTGATTTACTCTGTTGATGGTGCGCTTCGTTCACTTCCTTCATTCGCTCTGCTTGCAAACTCAACTTCGATTGCTGCTCTGCGTAAGTTGAAGGACACTTCAGGTCGCTACATTTTCGATGTTGCTGACTCTGTTGGTCGTCGTGACCTAGTGTTGGGTGTTCCTGTTATTGAAACCCCTGCACTGCCTTCCCCTGCAACTAACGCTAGATCGCTTGCTGTTGGTGACCTAAAGTCGCTATACATTCGCAACGCTGGTGGTTTGCAAGTTGACAGAAGCGATGACTTCGCTTTCGCAACTGACCTTGCTACCTGGAGAGCAACTTGGAGATTAGATTCTCGCTTGGTGCAGACCAACAACATCAAGGTATTCCGCGGTGGTGCAAGCTAACATTTTGTTAGTTTAGATTTGACCCTCAATTCGGCTGCGTAGGGCTGTTTTGGGGGTCTTTTCTATTAGTCTAGGTTTATGACTAAATGCGCAATTTCTTGGTATAGCAATTCGTTGAATCAGCCGACAGGTTACGGCACGCAAAGTAAGCAGGTTATTTCTAGGCTTGTTCGTGCAGGACATAAAGTGGCCATGTTGTCGAATTATGGTAGTGAGGGTGTGAATGGGCAGATTGAAACAGGTTTCGGCAAGATACCTCATTACAGTCGAGGCATGAACCAATACAGCACTGATGTTTTGCCTATGCATCATGCACACTGGTCAGCTGAAAACGCTGGTTTGCCTGCGTTTATTGTCACGCTTTATGATGTTTGGGTTTTAGATAATCCTGCCACTGATGCGTTCCCGATTGCTTCTTGGGTTCCCATTGATCATGCGCCTGCCCCTGAAAAGGTTTTGGCTTGGTTGAGGAAACCTAATGTTACTCCTGTTGCTATGAGTAAGTTTGGTAAGGCGATGATTGAGCAGGCAGGCATTGAGTCGGAGTATGTTCCTCACGCTATTGAAACAAGTGTTTTTAAGCCGTCTAGCAAGATGTCGCATGGGCAAACTGGTGTTGAGTTTGTTGGGGGTGAAGATAAGTTTGTTGTGGGAATGAATTTCGCTAATAAGGCTGGTGGGTTTATTCACCGTAAGGCTGTTGCAGAGAATTTTTTGGCGTTTGGTTTGTTCGCTCAAAAACATGATGACGTGATGCTTTACATTCATAGCGATCCGTTTGGTAAGCAGTCGGGTTTTGTGTTGCCACACATTTTGCAGGCTTGTGGTGTGCCTGCCGATAAGGTGAAGTTTGTTGACCCTATCGCTTATCAGTATGGGATTAGCCAGGAGGATTTGGCGGCAATCTATTCTGCATGGGATGTTGGTTTGTTCACTAATTATGGGGAAGGGTTTGGTGTGCCACAGGTTGAGGCTCAGGCGTGTGGGGTGCCGATCGTTACTTCTAATTTTGCTGCTTCTGCTGAATTGGCTTCTCCAGATAGTTTCCTTGTGAATGGTCAACCGTTGTGGGATGCGGGGCATGGCACTTGGTTTAATGTGCCGTTTGTGCATGAGATTGTTCAGGCTTTAGAGTTGGCGTATCAGCGGGGTAAAAAAGAGTTTCCTGATACTGTTGCGTTTGCTCGTCAGTATGATGCGAATAAGGTTTTTGACGAGGGTTGGAAGCCGTTGATTGAAAAGATGTCTAAACAGTGATACCTGTTTTAGGGTTTTTGACTTACAGCAGGTTTGATTTAGCGCACAGGCTTTTGGCGAGCATTGATTATCCTGTTGAGCATCTTGTTATTGTAGATAATTCGGGTAGGCGTGAGTTTGAACCAGTCAAACCTGAGTTAGTGAAAAACATGTGGTTGATACAGCTACCGCATGGGTTAGGTTATGGGGGAGGGTTGAACCTGATTGTAAAGTCGACGCCTTTTGCGCCTTACTGGGTTTTGGTGAATGATGATAGCGTGTTTGCGCCTGGTGCGTTAGCTAAGATCGCTGACAAGGTTGATACTGAGGCAATCAACTTTTTGAGTATTATGCCTAAATGGTCGGGGTTTGTTTTGGGGGAGGGTGCAGTGTTGAAGGCTGGTTTGTTTGATGAGCGTTTTCACCCTATCTATTTTGAGGATAACGATTATGAGCGTAGGTTGCGGGCTGCGGGTGTTCCAGCGAAGTTTATTCACGCGGTTATGCATCACGATAACAGCTCGACCCTGAATTCTGGGTTTCATAGTCAGAATGATAAAACTTTTAGGGCTAACCATTTGTTGTATGAAAAGAAGGTTGCTGAGAATGATTTGTCGCAGGGTGACTGGTCGCTTGAGATTAGGCGGGTGAATGCGTGGGACAGATAGTTTATACCGGTGGAACTTTCGATTTGTTGCATAGCGGGCATGTCAGGTTTTTGCAGGCTTGCCGTAAGATTGCAGGCCATGATGGCAGTGTTGTTGTGTCGTTGAACACTGACGAGTTTATTTCAGCGTATAAGGGTAAGCCTCCTGTAATGTCGTTTGGGGAGCGTAAAGAGGTTTTGCAGGCGTTGCGTTGTGTTGATCGTGTTGTCGCTAATGTTGGTGGGGCTGACAGTAAGCCTGCGATTTTGGATGTGATGCCTGATTTTGTTGTGATTGGTAGCGATTGGGCTATTCGTGATTATTATGCGCAAATGCAGTTTACTCAAGCCTGGTTGGATGACCTTGAGATTACTTTGCTTTATGTGCCTTACACTGAGGGTATTAGCACGACTGACTTGAAAAAGCGTATAGTCACTAGTCAAGTAAAATTAGATTGAATCTAAGGAGTTTATTTTGGCTATTGTAAATGGCTATTGCACTTTAGCGGATGTCAAGGCTTCTCTGCGCATCACTGACACTATTGATGACTTGTTGATTGAAAACAGCATTGAGGCTGCTTCCCGCATGATTGACCAATACTGTAACCGGAACTTTTATTCTGGTTCAGCTGGTGAGGTCAGGTATTACACTGCGTTAGATGGGTTTACTTGTTGGATTGATGATTGTCAAACTATTACGAGCCTAAAAA